GTTTTTTTTTTTTTTTTTTTTAGGTGGTAGTTTAAAGCTACCGCCCGAATCTATTATACAAAACTTTTGATTAACTTGTAGGTTTCGAAATTTTTCATTCCAGTCACATCGTCACCATATGTCCAATTACCAAAAGTAATGTCTTTACCTTCTTGAAAACGTTTTCTTTTAACATAATTACGTAATCCCAGGTCGCTAACGTCTAACTTGTATTTATCCAAGCCTGCAACGAATTTGACTAAATCCTCAAATAATGGATGATTCTTACAATTTTCTAAAATAGAAATTGTCCGGATTGCAAAATAATCTTTTCCGGTAATATCTGCATCACTAAAGTTATCAAATCTCTCCAGATATACAATCTTACTTAAAGCTCTGTAAGTAGGATATACACCACCAATATTAGAACCTCTTTTACCCAGGTAATCCGGGTGATAAAGCATTTGTAGGTACACAGCAAAGTTATTGGAAATAAAGGACTTCTTGTCATTTACATTTAGACCATATTCTGTAAAGTGTCTCATAAATTCTGATGCATTATATAATGAGTACACGCCATCATCCCCCTGTATTTGACAGAGCTCCTCGTTAAATTGGTCAGATGATTTCGCAACTAAATACTGTGCTATTGAATCAACTTCATTGGTAAAAGTTGAACCAGAAGGCACACCATGGCTACCTTTTAATATGCCATCTGGCGTTATCAATTCAATGGTATTAAACCTTTCAGCTATTTTGTCTATAGCCGACTCATAGCTAGACTGAAATAAATTTCTTATGTATTCAAAACTACTCCGTTGTAATGTCTGCTTTACTGTAGAGTCGTATTGTGAGAAGTCAATTGACAAGATCTTCCGCCCACTTGATATGGAGTATTTTATCAATTTAGTCATTGCGTCATCAACAACTTCAGGTGTACTTAACGCTGAACGCCACGATAATTTTGACTGGTAATCAAGAAGTGGTCTATAGAACATCATCTCTTTAACGGTATCGGCTATTGGATAAGACCAAACGTCTCGAGTTTTCTTGTTCTCTTGAGTACGAGTTAAAAGAACACAAGGGTAATTAATATCCTTTAAACTCTCCCAATCTCTCAACAAATCATCCTTAACTAAAGCTTTCTTCTTCATATAAGGAAGACCAGAATTTGATGAGTTCTTAAGATAGCTGACTGCACTACTTAAAGAAATAGGTCTAAGCCTATTTATTTTATTGTTTGGGCGTATTGGTTCAATTTTACATGCGTCGGCACCATATGTACTTAAAAGTGCCTCACGACGGGACGACCAAGGTATTGCAATAGACCTAGGCCCGTACTTATCCCGATTTGACAACTCTATTTTCATTAAAATATCATTTATTTTTGATGTACTGCGATTAAATATGCTATCCCACTTAGATAAAATATCATCTGGCGAGATCTCGTTTGCAATAGGGCTAACAAGAACAGACTCATCACCTGATTCGCATCTATCTAGACTACGGGAAATCGCATTTAGAGCTTGTTTATCAAGGTTAAAATCTAAAAGGAATTTGCGGTATGTCATAAAATCAAAATTTATAGAAGTTGTAATTTATTGGGAAAACCAGTAGGGTTATAAATATAACAACAATTTAAGACAAAGAGTTTTCGCAAAATGTGAACTCTTTATTATTTATTAGTATTTTAAAATTATTAAAATACTAATAAATAATAAAG